TATAAATAGAATATAGGGCAATCTAGCTGAGTTGGCTAATCTGTCGCCGGTTATAATAGGATAGGTATAAAGCCCTTAAAACCCATATATGTCAGCTAGTTATGGGAAATTGCCTTATGTTGTGTTTATAGATAGAATATAGTACTAAAATCCTTGATGTGAAAATCGGACTCCTATTGAGCCAAAAAGGTTAAGATTGCAATCGTTTTAGTACTATATTGTGTTTATAATTGTATGCAGAACATTTAAAAAGGGTCGGGGAAAAGGTTACTAATAAAGCCAGGAGGATTAGCCTTTATTAAGTTCTCGAGATGCCTCAAAAGTTAGGTTGTGCAAGCCTAATAAATCCTTAATGTTTTGCATAGAGTTATAAAAGGAAAGAGGATTAAATGAGTTTAAATAAAGCAATAGCAAGCGGAAAAGAACATAGAAAGCAATATAGAGGTGCTAAAGCAGTAGATTGTACTTGTAGAAATCACGGAAGTTGTGATTGGTGTAAAGAAAATAGACTATATAAAAACCTAAAAAGATTAGATAAAGCAAATTACACAGAATAAGAAAAGAGGTAAGTATTATGAATAATTATATAAGATACACCTTTTATGATGATGACAAAAGATTAATTGCAATAGTATATCCAAATACACCTAAAGAAGTAATACAGGATCTATTAAAAAAATATAATGAAGTAAAATTCAAAGAGTAGGTAATGCCTATGAGATGTTTAGAAACAAATGAAGTATGCAGTAACACAAATAAAAGATGTAAAGAATGTAAACTAGATGATTGCAAGGAAGTGTTGCAGATGATAGATATTCAAGAAAAGAACATAAGATTAAAACAACTAGAAAGATTAAATAAACATTTACCAGAACAGTGTAAAAACTGTTCTTTTTTAGAGGTTATTAATTTAGATAAAATGGAAGTTAGATGTTTTTATAGAGTAAAGGATAAGTGTACTATAAAATGAAAGAAACAACAGCATTAAATCAAATTAGCAAAATTGTTGATAAACTAAATTACAAATCGGTTTATATTGAAATTAATACAGCTAATGATAGATATGTATTAGAGAAAGATAAGAAAAAAGAGATTGGTTTTAGAGGAGGTGTTGGAAATGAAAAGAGGTAGACCAAAAGCATACAATAATATAGAAGATATGCAGAAAAAGATAGATAATTATTTTAAAGAATGTAAATTAGATAAAGAGCCATATACAATCACAGGACTATGTATAGCGCTAGATATATGTAGGGATACTCTTTCAGAATATATGAAAGATGAAAAATTTTCCGACACAATAAAAAAAGCAAAGCTAAAAGTTGAAAATGATCTTGAAAAAAGATTGATAACAGACAGCAGTACAACAGGTATTATATTTAACCTAAAAAATAATTTTGGATGGAAAGACAAACAAGAAACTATCAATGTTAATACATCTTACGAAGATTATATAAAGCGAGTTGAGGGAGATGAGTATTAATACAAAGAAATATATTGAGGAATACATAAAGATTAGAGATAAAAAGGGAAGAATAATACCATTAAAGTTTAATGAACCTCAATTAAAATATTACAATGTAATAAAAAAACTACGAGAGCAGAATAGATTAATAAGAATAATAATATTAAAAGCAAGACAGATGGGATTTAGTACCGAAACAGAAGGAATAATATTTAAGAATGTAGTTACAAAACATAATTATAATGCTGGTATAGTAGCTCATAAGGTAGATAGTACAAATAACTTATTTGAAATGAGCAAGAGAATGTATGAGTTTTTACCAGATGAAATAAAGCCAGATAAAAAGAAATCAAATGCAAAAGAATTAGTTTTTAATAATGATAACGGAACAGGATTAGATAGCAAAATAAAATGTATGACAGCAGGAGGAAATGGGATTGGTCGTTCTGATACATTTACAGCATTGCATTTATCAGAGCTTGCATTTTGGGAAGGCGATAAAAAAGATACTTTAACAGGGTTGTTACAATCGGTTCCAAGTACACCAGATAGTATGGTAATAATAGAAAGTACAGCAAATGGATTTGAATACTTTAAAGAATTTTGGGATAATGCTGTAGCAGGGAAGAATGATTTTTATGCACTATTTATAGGCTGGAATGAATTAGAGGAATATCAAATGCCATATACAGGATTTGAATTAACAAAAGAAGAAAAAGAACTTCAACAATTATATGGATTAACATTAGAACAATTAACCTGGAGAAGATGGTGTATACAAAATAACTGTGGTGGAGATATTGATACATTCAAACAAGAATATCCTATATGTCCAGAAGAAGCTTTTTTATCTACAGGAAAATGTTATTTTAATAAACAAAACATAATTAATAGAATGAAGAAAGTGCCTAAACCAATTATGGAGGGCTATTTTTTATGCGATTATACAGGGACAAAAATTAGCGATATGAAGTTTATAAAAGAAGAAAACAGCAGTATAAAAATATTTAAAAAACCTGAGAAGTATAGACCATATGTTATTGGAGGAGATACATCAGGAGAAGGTTCAGACTTTTTTACATTGCAAATATTAGATAATATTACTGGAGAGCAAGTGGCAGTATTAAAACAAGAATTTGATGAAACAGAATATGTGAAACAAGCATATTGTTTAGGAATGTGGTACAACATTGCATTAACTGCAATAGAAAATAATTTTAGTACATATCCAACAAAGAAGCTTGAGGAAGTTAATTATCCAAAACAATATATAAGAAACAAAGAGGATACATATTTATCAAAATATGACAAAGCATTTGGATTTAAGACAACACCAATTACTAGACCATTAATACTAGCAGGGCTTCAAGAAATTGTAAATGATGAGGATGAAATTAACAAAATAAATGATTATGATACATTAAATGAAATGCTAACTTTTATAAAAAATAAAGTTGGTAGACCAGAAGCAGAACAAGGGTATCACGATGACTTAGTAATGGCATTAGCAATAGCATATTATATAAGACCACAACAAAGCATGAAGCTTAATTTACCGGAACAACAAAAGAGTGAATACAGATTTAATTTCAATTCAGAAAAACCATTACAAGAAGATTATGGAGAGGAATTAATACCAATTTAGGAGGATCTATGGAAACAATATTAATCATATTGGCAACAGGCTTTATATGCTTGTTGTCTTTTTATATGGGTTTAAAAGCAAATAGTAATGAACCTAAAGGCGAAATAAAAGTGCCAATAATTAATCCAATAAAAAAGTTTCAAGAGCATAAAGAACAAGTGAAAGAATCTAAACAAGAAAAATTAGAAAGAGAAATTTTAGAAACTAATTTAGAAAACATAAACAATTATGATGGCTCACCATTAGGTCAAAAAGACATACCGAGATAGGAGGATAAAATGGATATAAAACAATTAAAAGAAACACCAACTTGGCAATTATATGAGCAAGGTAAAAACTATGCGAGAAGAATGAATATGTTTGCTGATACTGATAAAAACTACAGGATGTATAATGGCAATCAATGGGAAGGACTAAAGATAAGTGGAATAGAACCAGTACAGCTCAACTTTATAAAGCCAATAGTAAAGTATAAAGTAGGAATAATTAATCAAAACTTATATGCAATAAATTATTCAAGCGAGAACTTTGAACTAAAAGAATTTAGAGAAACAGCAAATAAGACATGTAAAATGCTAAATAAAAAAGCTTCAAAGATATGGGAAAAAGACAACCTTGATTATAAAATAAGAAAAGTTTCAAAAGATAGTGCTATTAATGATGAAGGTGTTGCATATGTGGATTATGATAAAGACAACCAAATGCCTAAAAATGAAATACTTTCAAAGAATGATATTTTTTACGGAAATGAAAATGACTCTGATATACAATCACAACCATATATAATTATAAAACAAAGACTGCCTATTATTGAATTACAAAAAATAGCAAGAGAAGAAGGAGTTAAAGAAGAAGATATTGAGTGCATATTAGGAGATAATGATTCATTTGAAGAAGCAGGGGAAGATGCTAAACAAGAAAAAGATAATATGTGTACTCTAGTTACAAAAATGTACAAAAAGGATGGGACTGTTTTTTTTGAAAAGTCGACACGCTATTGTGAAATTCAAAAAGAAAAAGATAGTGGACTTACATATTATCCTATAGCTCACATGCCTTGGGAAGAAAAAGAAGGTTCTGCAAGAGGAGAAGGAGAAGTAAGGCATCTTATTCCAAATCAATTAGAAGTTAATAAGACAATAATGAGGAGATTAATAGTTGCAAAACAAACTGCTTATCCACAAAGAGTTGTAGCGATAGACAAGATTCAAAATAAAGATTCAGTTGGAAAAGTTGGAGCAACAATTCAAGTAAAGGGACAAGAAGTAGACGATGTAAGAAAAATATTTAATACTACACAGCCAGCACAAATGAGTACTGATGTTGAAAAAGTAATGAGTGAGCTTATTAACACATCAAGAGAACTTTCAAATGCAGGAAGTGTAGCAACAGGAGATGTAAATCCAGAAGATGCTTCTGGAAAAGCAATTCTAGCTGTACAACAAGCATCGCAACAACCGTTAGTAGAACAATTATCAGCTTTAAAAGCATTTATAGAAGATTTAGCAAGAATATGGCTAGATATGATTACAGTATATTCAACAGATGGATTAATACTTGAAGATGAACAAGTTGATGAAATTACAGGAGAAACAATAACACAGCAAACAACAGTACAACAGACTATATTACAACAATTACAAGCAACTGTAAAAGTAGATGTAACACCAAAAGGTGCATTTGATAAATATGCCCAAGAAGTATCTATGGAAAATATGTTAAAAGCAGGGTATTTTAGTCAAGAAAAGCTTGGAGAATTGAAAATATATGTTGAAACTTTAGATGATGATAGTGTAATGCCAAAACAAAAACTATTAGAAGCAATTAAAAAACAAGAAGAAGCTCAGTCAAGAATTGCAATGATAGAAAGTCAAGCAAATGAAATGATGCAAAGGGCAAATCAATTCTTAAATGGAGATGTATATCAACAGGCAATGCAAATACAAGAAGCACAGAATCAAATACAAACAGAGAGAAATGCAATAGGAAAAGAAAGAAATAATATTAGTTATGAACAGGCTACTTAAAGTAGTCTTTTTATATTGTCCAAGCATTTAAGACATTAAAAGATATGGATAGTCAAGCAAAGACTTATAAAAAAATAGGAGGAGTTAAATCATGGAAGAAAATGAAGAAAACTTAGTAGTAGACACTACTGAAAATGTTGAGGAACCAACAACAGAAGAAATGGTTGTGACTGATGAAGGTCAAGAAAATCAAGAGCCAGAGGTTGAAGAAAAAAAATACACAGAAAAAGAATTTAACCAAAAGCTAGATGATTTGTTAGCTAAAAAATTAGCGATTAAGGAAAATAAAATCCGTAAGGAATATGAGAGGAAATATTCCAAAACTGAAAACATTTTAAAGCAAGGATTGGGAGTTGATACCATGGAAGATGCAAACAATCAGCTTGAAAAGTTTTACAGAGAACAAGGAGTACAAATATCAGACCCAGGATACTCTGACAGAGAAATCAATATTTTAGCTAATGCTGAAGCACAGGAAATAATTGATGCTGGATTAGATGAAATAGATGAAGAAGTTAATCGCTTAAACCAAAAAGGTTATGAAAATATGACTAAACAAGAAAAAATCATATTTCAAAAATTAAATTCAACAAGGCAATACGAAGAAAGCAAGAAAGAACTTGCAAAAATAGGTGTTAAAGAAAGCATATTGAAAGATGAAAACTTTAATAAGTTTGCAGATATGTTTGATAAATCTAAAGTTAAAATATCTGATATTTACAATATGTATTCTAAGACACAATCAAAAAAAGAAGTAACACCAATTGGAAGTATGAAGAGTAATAAAGAAAAAGATAACGAAATCAAGGATTTTTATACATTTGAAGAAGCTAGTAAGTTTACTAGAAAAGAATTGCATAATAATCCTAAATTAATGGAAGCTATTACAAAATCAGCTTCTCAATGGTAAAAAGAAAGGAAGTA